GGCGTGAAACCTCGCAGTTGTTGCCTCGACAGGGACCCCCTTCGTATATGCACGCCCATCGACTTTGCTCGGGTCGTCTTGGTCGGGCTCGACCACGCGAACGAATGCCAGTTGCTCGCGCAACGCTGCCAGCTGATCGCATATATCGCGATACATTGCGCGCACGCCCACGTTGGGATCTTCGGGTTCGGCCGCATCATGGTCGCTATTGAATTGCCCGCCATCACCGGGCCCGAACGCCTCACCTAGATTGTGCTCCAGGTCACTAGGTGCCGCCGGATACATGGGGTTGTGCGTCTCGCCTGGCCAATGCCCGGTTTTCAGCCACTCCACCACCGGGGCCGGCGTTCCCAGAAACCCGTACACGTCGGGCCCGCCGATGGTGCGGGCTTGCGTATCCATCAATGTTGAGCTGGGGGCGATGCCGACACGCATGCCCATACACCGTGCCCACGCGATCATGTACTCGGTATTCGCTCGGCCGTTCTCTAACACCTGCCCGGCGCCGGTGGTGTAGTCGCACCCGAATAGCGTTAACTCTTCGACCCCTATCAACACCGCATAGGCGATCACCATGGGGATCGAGTTGGATAGGTAAAAGTGCTCAGGTGTGAGCATTTCGGCCACTTGGCGCAAAGGGTATTCGACGATGCCCGGGAACTTGTCCGAACGGCCCGTGCTAATGATGTGGTGACCATCGCGCGCGCCGTCTCGAATAAAGCGCATATAGTCCGGATCGAGTACGGCTTCGTTCTCAACGTCATCGAGTACAAAGCAAAGGTCGTGCGGGAAGCATTTGAACCCGCGGTTACACGTCCACACTTCATCACCCCATTCCGACCCACCCGGGCCCGTATCACCGAGCCGGTGCTGTTTAGTCAAATGCGCGCGTGTCCAATCTAACGAGCTGGGCCCTAGTCCCAAGAACGTTACCCGCTTCGGCTCGCCGCCGGTGATGTGTTTATAGCCTCTCAAGTCGAACATTGTGTGCAGCCTTTGGGTAATAGTTGGTCTTTGATAACCGCTGGGAACACCCGTGCGGTTACCGTCCTGCCCTGGCTCCCTGCCTGGGATACTTCAGCTTGTAACTAACGCCTTCCATTGTCAGGCGGATATTCAGCATCCATGCTGGGCACCCGTCACCCCCCTCACTGATCATCTGTTCAGTTCCCGGGCCTGTTTTGGTATCCTTAGCGCCGTCATCAAAGCGCTTTCAGCGTTCGTTCGCGTGGTTCCCGCTACGCACGTGCGTTTGGGCTTTGTTAACGTAGCACCCCACCGTGGGTTTTCCCGTCGGTGCTACAACGGAACGGGGCAGGCGTGCAGGCTTGCCCCGTTCAACCTTCCGCTAGTGCTCCACTGGCAATTCTTCTTCGGTGAGTCGTTTCAATTGCTCCGACAATGCGGCGTTGCGTTTCGTTGTTTTTGGATCTTCTATGTCGTCAACCGTCGGCCCGGTGGTGTTGTGTGCGAGATCGTCGGTCCAATCCATTTGCGTCGGGCTCAAGAACTCCAGATAGATCGCGCCATGCACGAGCGGCGAGCGTAACCATGCCCATTGCGCCGGGCTCACCGCCGCGCGTACTTCGAAGCGAACCGATATCGAATGCGACGGGTGCGGCAATAGCGCGATGTTCTTCACGTCACATTCGTCAATCAAACAGCTTTCGTCGTGTGATACGTGCGACGTGCGCATGATCAACCGCTGCCCACCGTAGGCGCCCTTGACTCGAAAGCTACCGATCCCTATCTCGCGCACCTCGCCACCCTCACGCCATAGCAGGTTGCGCAAGTGTTTGACCGTCTCGGCATCCTCGAAAAACTGCTTAATCACCTTCCCCACAAGCGGCTTCGGGATCAACACGCTGATGTTAAATGTGATCATCAGTTCGCCATCGCCACCGTTCGGTGACATCTCGCCTTCGGCCTTCAGGCTGCGCAGCTCCGATTGCCCTAGAAAACGTAGTGATTTACCCATGGTCGATCTCCCTTAATGCGTCGCGGATATAGCCTTGTGATTGTGTGCGGCAGATATGCTCGCTTGTGATTCGCCAAGCTTGCTCGACAGTTTCGACAACCTCGACACGGTGCCCGGCTTCCCTGAGTAAGCGAATGCGCACTTTCTGTCGGTCGGTGGTGGTCGACCACGGTCGTTTGAATTCGAGGAAAAGCCCGATGTATGCACCACATCCCGAGCGGACTGGCAAGTGCACGTCCGGTATGCCGGCTTTGACGCCTTCGGCTTTGAGACGGCCCGCCGTCTTTTTGGAGCGGTGCCCGCCGTTTGGGATAGCGTATGCCAGCTCAAGCACCGGCCGGCTTGGCGCATGCACTGCCAGCAAATCAAAGAATGCCGATTGCTCGTCATGCTCGTCGGCCTCGCCTGGCTTGCGTTTGCGTGTCATCGTTTTTTCGGTGCCCGAATGGGCGCGGTTGGATCGGCCTGCAATGTCGGCGGTTGGAATATCGTTACTTGGTCGCCGCCATCAATGGGCACCGTCTTTAACATCGCTTCGGTTAGCTGCCCGAAGAGGTCCTCGATCAATGCCGTGCGGTACACCGAACGCGCCGTGTTCAGTTTGTCTTTGGCCACGGCATAGCCCGGCGTGGTTTGTTTGTTCAGATACTCGGACGCTTCGCCAAGGTGCATAGCTAGGACGCTATCGGCGCGGCGCGTGGCTTCGATCAGAATGTGGTTGCGTACAGTTTCAAGTTGCTTCATCGGTGGGAACTCCGGTTATGCCTGGGGGGAACTCGGTGCGAGCTGGGCATACGAACGGACGATTAAGCAACCGCCCGTGCAAGTCGTAATGCTCGGGACGGTCGCCCGCCTGGAGGCGATATAGTGAGGTCATCATCGGGCGCACGTCTTCGGGACGTACGCAGGCGCGAAACGCGCCTTTGCGTTGGTTAGTCGGCCGCATGTGCAGTGCTCCGAGAATGCAAATAGGCGGACGCCGGTCCGAGTTGCAACACAGTATCGCGGGATAAATGTAATGGACCCGGCCGACGTCCTGGCCCGAATCTAGAACAAATCCGGCAATCGGTGCAAGTTTTCGGGTAGCTGGAGGCGCCTTTGCGCCCCGTGAGCGTGCGCGGCACCCAATACGTGGGTGTTTCTATGCTACCGATCCGTGTAGGAGCTTGGCGACGTACTCCAGAACCGCCGAGCCGACCGCGGCGACCATAGCTATAACGACCAAACCGACGACAACCTTGAGCACATGGTGCTTCAGCTCGCCGCGGAACCGCTCGCGCTCGATTAGCATCACCACAAAATCATGATGCACCCGGTGATCGGTGTTGCTTATCGTCCGGCGCCCTTCGAGCGTGTTCGCCGTCGCTTCGGCTATCCGTTCGATATCTTCGGTGGTGGTCACACCGTCGCCTTCGCTGTCGTTACGTCAATTTGCTCATTTGCCCACGCTAGCGGGTTGGTGAACGTCATATGCCAATCGGTGCGCAGCTTTGAGCCCGGGTGCAGGTTGCAAGTCGTCACGGTGCGCGCCCGGTAGTTGGTCGTGAAGTCGACGAACCCTTGGTTCCATACGTTTAGCGTGGTGATCAACGCGGTCGAGTCGTAATGCCCGCAAATCAAATTGCCTTTGTATATGTCGGCGGTGGTTATGGTGAACTCGTCGCCGCACGTGCGCACCGTGCCACCGGACAACCGCAACGCGGTCAGGTCGACCGCAAGCTCAAGCACCGTTTGCCCTTGGTTTTGCTGGAACGTGACCAGCGTGACGCCGGGCCCCACAACGACCTTCGTGTTCGGGTCGGTGGTCGCCACGGTGATGGTTGCCAACGAACACACCGTGCCGGGCACCCGAGCACCCACACCCACACCACCGGGCGCGGCGTTGATGGTTAGCTCGGCTTGTACATCGTTCACCACATAGTCGACGGCCAGTTGACCGGCATCCTTGGCAACGCCGGCGGTGGCGAACACGTGGCACGCCGGCGTACCGGTGTCGGTGTTGTCGATGTTTACCCGGCCTTGTCCGGTGCCGTTCACACCACCCGCGCGCCCAATCTCGACGAGGTCGGCCGCAATTTGTAAATGCGTTTCGCGGTATTCCGGATCGGTAGTCAAGTCGACGCCGGCCAATCGGAACCCTTTCGGATTCAGCCCAATGAACCCCGTGTAGGCCAAGTCGGTGCGAACCACGTTAACGCTAAGCGCGGACTGGTCGAGGTCCCACAATATCGGCTGCGCGCCGGCGTCGAGTATCACATCGTCGTTGGTCGCCGGTATCGTGCCGCCCGACCAATTCGCTCCGATCGCCCAATGGTTTGGGGATGCGGCCGCGGTCACGCCTGCCGTGTGAGTTAACGTGCCAGCGCCACCGGCGACGCCCGCCGTTATGGTGAACGGCTCGCCCGATGCGCCCGTGATCGTCACCGTGTCCGTTGTCACTTCAAAAAGCAGCGTGAAGTACGGATGCAACGCGGACGCGACGACGAGCGCGGCTCGTAGATCCGTCGCTGTTTGCGAAACGCTCACGCCCGAGCCGGGCACGCTGAACACAATGGCGCCGATGGTGACCGAGTATGTTGTCGTCGCATCGTCGCCGGTGATCTGTATCGTGTCGACTTGGTTGACGATTGCTGCCGTACCTAACCATCGTTTCGTTGCCATGACGCTACCTTCTAATTAATCAGTCGTTCGACTGTAACGAATTCGCCGGCGATGCCCCAATGAAGTTGCACGATCCAATAGAACGAACCGCTATGGAAGTGCACACCCGTCGGGGATATCTGGCCAATGTCGCCCGACACGGTATGCGGTTGTTTATTCCGGCACCCACTGTTAGCGGGCGACGTGGGCGAACACCCGAAAAAGTTCTCGACATTGAATGTAAAGCCCGAAGTTTGGCCGGTTAACCTGTAACCCGGCGCGATACTGCCAACGCGTAATTGCGTGCCGGGGCCGTCCTCGTTCGGAGCCCCGATGACAATTCCGCCACCGGTGCCACAGCACACAATGTCACCGTTGTTGCGCGTGTGAGACGTCACGCGCCCGGTGGTCACGAACTCGTAGATCGGGACGAACGGCGGGCCCGCTTCCGTTTCGAATCTGCCGCCAGCGCTCTCGACAAACCTGCCGCCGACGCTTTGTAGGCGTTGCTCGGTCATGTTGGCACCCTGGCAAGCTGCCTCGCGTCGACATTAAGATCGAACCATTCCATCGGATAGACCAACCCGCCCGAGTTGAATACAAGATCAGCGCCGGCGACAATCGATTGGCCGTAAATGACGGCACCGACGGTGTAAGCCGGAATTATTTGGTGGACGCTGCTTTCGAGTACCGTTTGTGCAATAAATCCGCGCAGTGTTGGGGGCTTGGCGATCAATGTCGTTTGCCCCGTGTCGCGGCCAAACAACCCGACAAGGTGGTCCAACTCTTCGGCCACTAAAAAAAAGAATTCCGAGCGCACACCCACACCACCGGGCCGTTGCCGCACGCCCATTTCCGCAGCGTTGGCCGCAACGATTCCCTCGAGGTATCCGCCGAGCCTGGCTTCGAGCCGGGCCGGGCCGACGTTCGTGCGACGCGGTCGCAACACGCGCCGGCGTTGGCTTGAACTAGTCAACATTGAGTTGCCCAAAGTTTGCGCGGTCGTAGATCCTGAAGTCGCGAATGCTCACACCCTCGGTGAGCCCGAGCAATGGCCGGCCGGTGCGCTCGTCGATATAGACCACCGTCTTGGCCCACGTGTTTTCGTTCAACTCGAATTCATATGTGATCGTGTACGTGATCCCGTTGTTCTCGGTCGAGCCCTCGATCGCCGTGCACAACCACTTGTCGAGATCTTCACCAAAAAAGGTGCCGTCGTTCACCTTACCGACAAAGCTGCGAAGGTTGAGCGGATCGGTGCCCTCGGTGCGCGTGACGGTGAGCACCGTGCTCGGCACGAACCCTTCAACGGACGCCGGTTGATCGTTGTTCCCGGTGGTGCCGGGCTGCGCACTTCGGCTGGTCTTGATTTGGTTGCCGTTTACGTCCTCGTTGAATTCGGCCGGTTGCACACGCGCGCCGACTTGGCGCGTTCCACCGCTCGGCGTTGGGTCCGGATCTGGGCTGGCGAAGTTGACCGGGTCGGGTTCGCGCCACGTGACCGACACCACCCAAAACCCGGGTTCGTCGCTTTGCGCTCGTGCGGCGAACTCCAGCGCGAAGATCCCCGGTATGCTCGTGTGCTCGGTGTTGTGCGGCACGCCGACTTCGGTGATCGCCGTCATCTTATCGGCGCCGCTCACCAAGTAATCGACCTGGTCGCGCCACCCGTCCGATCCCCGGGTCAACGTCGAGCTGGGCAGGTTGGAAGTTATAACGGTCATCGATTAACCCCCGAACGTCACGGTCGAGCCCGTGGTGTTGTTACGCATCAAGTTGAGCATTGAGCCTAAGAGGTCGTTGGTTCGATCGATCGCCTTGCTCTTTATTTCTTGCGCGTCTTTGCCTTGCCCGCGGCGGGCGAATTGCAAGAACGTCGTCGAGCGGTTCACCTCGCGCCCGGTGCCCGTTTTGTTAGCGCTTTGCAAGATCGCCGCTTTCTTGGCTTCGTCGATGGTGGCGCCGATGGCCAGCTGTTTCACTTTCTCGGCACGCGCGACGGCCTGTGCGGATTCCTCGGCTTTGTTAGTGCTCCCAAATAGCGCCTTGAATACCCGATCTAATCCGGTGGCTTGCATCACTGTTTGCTTTGCCGCGTCGGTGTATTTCATTAGCGGCTTGGTCGCTTCAACGATCTTGTTCCCGAGCCCGGTGGCGAATAATTTAACGTTGCTCCAGGTGTCGCCGAGTTTTTCCGATTGCGTCACCGCGTCCTGACTTACCGCGTTAAAATCCTTGGCTTGCTGCACGAGCTTTAACACACCTTCGGCGCCGAATTGCGTAACGCGTGCGAACGCTTGGCCTTCCGAATCTAACAACTTGAATAGCTTGGATTGCCGCGCACTCTCCGTGCCAAGTTCCTTAAACTTTTGCGTCATCAGCACCACCTGATCGACCGCGCCGAGTTTCAAGAACTTGTCGACATCGATGCCCACCTGGGCGAACGCTTTCGCCATTTCCTTAGAGCCTTGCGCAGAATCACCGGCGCGGCGGTTGACGCGTTGCAAGATGGTGGCGAACGCCTGAAACGGAATATCTATTTTGTCGGCGACGAATGCCAAGCCTTGCAAATCGGTGGCGCTTTTATTGATCTGAACCGAGAATTGCCGGATCTGTTCGTTGCTTTTAACTGAGCTGGCGGCAAGCGCAACGCCGACGGTGGCAACGGTGCCCGCCGCGCGCAGTGCGATCTTTCTTGCGGTGGCGCCGAAGTCGACGAGCCCGCGTTCGGATTGCTTCAACGCCTTTTGAAATTGCTTGTTATCGGCAAGCAACCGCACCGAAATGCTACCTAGTGAGAACGCCATCAGGTCGCCCCTTGTGCCATCTTCGCGGTCTTGAAAATCGCGATCATCTTCTCGCGCACCATCGCCGGCGGTGGTAGCGGGCCGGTGCGCGCCAGCTCGTCACCCACACGCCACGGTTCGAGCACTTCGTACGCTTGCCAGAATCGCCACGCGCGCGCCGGCATTCGCTCAAGCATTTCGAACGGGTCAAGCACCCCGAGCGCGAGCGCCAGGCGCCCGGCGAATATCAGCTCGGGATGCTTTCTTAGTTTCCCGCCGTATCTGCCGACGTCGACGCCAAGCCGTTCAGGTCCAACGCCGCATTGAGTGCCGGATGGAATAACCCCGCCGGCCACCCGGCCACCTCTTCGACCGCTTCAGCCAGGCGCGCTTCGTCGAGATTGCCTTCGGCATCGTGAACGGTGAACAGCCGATCGCCGACGGTGTCGCAAACGGTCATCGCGACCAGCTCAAGGTTAGTCGTTCGAGCGTCTTTGCTGTCGTCGCCCCATCGAATAACGCTAGCGCTGTTGACCGTTCCCACGCGGAACTCAAGATCAAGCCCGGCCGTCTTAACTTCCACGGTCGACGAATGCGCAATGCCTGCCAGCTCGCGAGTAAGCCCGGCCACTTACGCAACGACCGTAATTGAACCGCTCAGCTCGATCACCGCACGCGCGGTTGACCGGTCCTCCAGGGGCAACGTCGGTTCGAATTCGGTCATGAATCCGCTTGCGGCCCATGTGCTGGTACCACCGGTACCGGCGGACACGATCGTTAGCGTCACCGTCTCGGCAGCGCCCGCCCACGGTGGTTCGTTTTCCGCGGCGAACCCCATCTCGACTTCAATGCGGCCCGGGTCGTATGTGGTGGCGGGTAGCTTCGGACGCCCGCCGGTGGTGCCCATGTGGTGAACGGGTATCGCTTCACGTGAAACGCTCGGCCCGGATACGTTCAGAATCTCGGCGAAAAAACCACTATCAAACGTGATGGTTACGCCTGTGCCTAGTTGTGGCATGTTTCGATCTCCCTAGTTTAAGAACCTTCGCAATTGCGATCGGTACAGCTTAAAAAACTCCGTGCGGTACGCCTCGGCGACAATCTTCGCCGTCACTTCCTGCGCTGTCGTTCGTATACTAACCTCACCGCCGGCGCGATCCTCAACGCTCGGCACTTCGGCCGTGGTGATCTTGTACTTGGTGCCGACCCATATCTTTGTCTCGGCGCCGTTGCCGCGCTTACTTTTCCAAAACCATTGCACCCGGTGCTTGGTCGCCTTCAACGGGATATTCTCGCGCGTCTTGATGGCGCGCCGAATGCGCGATCGTGCGGTGGCCGACGTCTTCTTGAGTGCCGCGGCCCGGGCTTTGATTTGCACGCGCCGAACTTCTTTCATCGTACCGACGACACGCTTGAGCCCTTTGACTTCGCCGGCCATTAGCTCACCGGCTCAAGGTAGATTTCAAGCAACTGCCCGTCGCCTTCGGGACGTAGCCCGGCGAGCATGTAAGTGCCCTGCCCGGTCACGGTGAGGTATTGGCCTATCTCGTACCCGTCGACGCTCTGAGCCCACCACCGCGGCCCGGCCCGGTCACCTTCTAGCGTGGCCGTGTCGAAGATTCCGCGCACCGCGGTACCGCCCACCACCGGAATGGCGCGCGCGGTGGTGGTACCTAGCGAACCGTTGGTCGCGAATCCGTTATCGACACGGAAGAACGACGCGGTTAGGTCCTTCGCGATCTGTGCGTCAAGGTTCGTCATCACCACCCGCCCCGTGTAAGTGCGGCGACCCATTCGCCGACGGATCGATCGTACGCGTGTGCGTCCATGTGCACACCGTCAACGTAGCCAAGCCCGGCGCCGAACCGCTCGTATAAATTCGCGCCGGCGATCACATTCGGATTTCCGGCGAACGTTGCCAGCGCCGACGTAACGCCCGGGTTAAGCTCGGCCGCGAACGCTGCCGCCTGTGATGCTTGGTAGCAGGTGAACCCGATCGCCACGCGATACGCCGCGCCCTGGCTGAGCACGTGATTTGTGACGTTTACAATTCCTTGCGCAAAATTGGCCTTGGTCGTGCCGTTGCTGGCGTCGCGTTGCCCTATCGAGATAAACACCCAACGTTCGTCGAACGAACCGATCGCAATCTCGTCGGTCATCACCTGGATATATCCGTTTGGGTCGAACCCGCCGTCGGCGTCGCTGAACGGGACCGTGCCGGCCGTGCCGCACCAATCGTCGACGATGGAGGTTGCCCCCTCACACGTGTTGCGGAATTTGAACACGTGCGACGGGTTGCGCTTCCATATCTCGTGCATGACCGGTGGCCACAATGTGCCGTTAACATTGCCGTTAGGTAACAAAGGATCGCCGTGCATCGAACCGCCCGGCGTTTGCGGCAACGGATCTTCGGCCGTTTGCGTCACCCACTGGCCGCGCTCGTTGCTTTGCCCACAAGCCGACACAATGCGCCGCATGCTAATCCCCTAAATCTGCGGCCGTTAAGCGTTCAAATGGCGAAGCGGTCATGCGTACGGCTAGCGCGGCGAGGTTCGGCACGGTCGCCGCCAGTTTGCCCGGCGAACCAATCTTGCGATAGAGCTGCGTGGCGCGGAATTGCGCCGCGATTACTGCCGACGCGGTGCCCCGATGTCCAAACCCCCACGGGTTCTCCTGTGGGGGCACGCCCGATTCAACGCCCGCCGCGGACGCGTCGACGTCATCACCGCCTGACACCCCGTCGAGGTATGCGCTGACCGTTTGCGCTGGACCGTTCAGCAACATCAAAATGTGCTGCTCCGCGCCCGTCGCCGTTCCGAATCCGTCGATAGCTTGCACGAACGTGCCGCGGTTGAGCTGGAACCGGAAGTTATCCCCGCCGCTAATCGCCAAGCAAAAGCCGCGGTCAACGCCCGTCCCACACGAGCCCATTAGATTCCGAGCGGTGGCGGTGGCCGCAACGATAACGTTGACAGATAAAAGCAACACGTCGTAGCGCATATCCCATGGTAACCGGGCGATCGGACAAGCACACCCGAACGCCTGGCCAGATCCGGCGGTGGTTGTCATCCACCCGGCGTTGTCATACGCGTCGGCGTTGCTAACGCCTACGACCGCATTGATAGCGTTACCCGACACGTCGTCGAAGTTGCCCGATGTTTCGTTGCATGGGATACGAAACACCACCTTTGGCGACGTGGTTCGAACCTTGTTTCCGGTACTGCGCATGTTAGACCCCAACTTCGGCCGCGGTTAAACGCTCGAACGGTGCCGCGTTCATACGAACCGCGAGTGCCGCGAGGTTCGGGAACGGATTAGCCAACGCTCCCGGCGCGCCTGTTTTTTTGTACATTTGGAAGTTGCGGAATTGTTCGGCGACGGTGGTCGACGAGTTGCCCCCGAACCCGAACCCCCAGTTCGAGGTGCCGGTACCGGCACCCGAGCCCGCACCCGCGGTCGACACTTCGTTCGCGTGGACCACACCGTTCGAATAAACGCTCGCCATCGCCGACGGGCCGTCAACCACGCACACAATGTGCTGCTCTACGCCGGTGACGTCCAAAGAATCAAGGTTGATGTTCGAGTTGCTGCCGCGGTTCAATTGCAATCGGAAGTGGTCGCTGCCGTTAACCTGAAACTGAACCCCCGGAAAAGCGCCAGTTGCACCGTTGCCCATGATAAATCGGCTTGTCGCGGACGCTGCCGCAATCATTGAAAACGCGAACAGCACCACATCGTACCGAAGGTCCCAAAGCATATCGGCCGCGGGAATGTGCGCACCGCCCAAGATCGTCCCGACGGCCGTTGTAGACATCCACCCGGCGTTGCCGTACGCGCCCGAGTTGCTAGCGCCAACGACCGTGTGTCGGGTGTTGCCTGAGACGTCGGCGAAGTTGCCGCTTGCCTCGTTGCATGGGAGCCGGACGTGTACCGCCGGCGAGGTCTGCCGAACTCTAACGCCGGCACTCACTAGACGATCCCCCGTATCTGCACCGACACCCGCGTGTCGGCCGTCGCCGGTGAACCGCCCGGCGCGTATAAATCACTCGCCCGAAGTTCGACCACTCGCACGTTGTCGGCTTCGAGGAAAACGAACGGCACCAACGCGATCGCGAAGTTGTTAACCGTTTCGGCTATAGCCACTTGCTCACCGGACGCGAGCGTCGAAGACGTGATGTTACCCACACCAACGATCGCAAAGTTCGCGATCCACGTGTCGAACCGCACGAGCAACGGTTCTTTAAGGTCCCACATGATACCGCCATTGGTTAGTGCCTGAAGTCGCCCGGCACCCTCGATCGCTGAATCGTGCCCACCCACAACGCGCACGTGGTACAGATCGTTTGTGGTGGTCGTGTCGCCAATTTCAACAACGCCCGTCGGGACGCCAAGCCGGGTTGGCGTTATTCCTTCGACCGGTGCCGCGTCGGCGACGTACCGCGCGCCGTCGACAATGAAGTTGCCGTGTTCGTCTACAGGTAAAGACATAGCGCGCCCCCTATTAGCCCAACGCCCTAGACGACGCCTTGCCCGCCAAAGTTAATGTGAACCTTGCACGTAACGTCACCGGTGGCCGCGGCTTGCTCAAGTTTGCCACCCCACACGTTACCCGTTGCCGTTGCCACCGCTGCGCCGGCACTCGTGAAATACACGTTGGCACCGCGCAAGACCAGCGACGACGCCGCGGTGCGTTTCACCGTGTGCACGCCGCCCATAACAAGGTTGACCACCACACCCGCGCCGGTGGCCGCATCTTCGGACACGCCCACAATCGATCCTATGGTTTTAACGTCGCCGACAACGATCGCCCCCGTTGCGGTATACGACCACGTCGCACCGTCTTTAACATATAGCTTGGTCATTTGCTGCGCTCCGATAAGTTGAGAGAAACCGCCGGCGAGAACGTGCCCGCCGGCGTAAACGTTACCGGTTAGGTGCCGGCGTTTTTGTACATGCCCCGGTGATCGAGCGGCGCAACACCGTAGTCGTGCCGCACCTTGTATTCGACGCCGTCACGCGTGAAGCCTTCGCGCTGGTCGATGAATGGCACTTGTATGCCGTCGAGAAAAGCAACCTCAACCGTATCGATTGCCATCGCGCTTGCGGTCAGATACCACGCGGTTGCGCTGTGGGCATCGAGCCGTGCTTCGGGCACGGGTACTAACTCACCTTGCCAAATGTTGTCTTCGGTGCTCGTGCCGCTGTTCTGGCTTTGCAATAGCGTTTTGACCGTTCCCCAATGCGCCCACGGGTGCAACAGGTATTCTGGCCGCACCGCGATCACGTTGCTTGCCGGGTCGGTCTGTTTGGCAAATGACGTGAGCGCAGCGTTTAGCGTGGTGATCGAAGGCGCCGCGGCCGACGTTGCCAGGTTGGCGTGCGTCGAATGAAACAGCGCGACCGCGTCCGACATGTTCGCGTTGGTGGTAAGCACCGAATAAACGGCATCACCGACGGCCCTATTCGCGGCACGTCCCATTGCGCGCGGCACCGACGAAAATGCGTTTTGGTCATCGTTGATCAATGCCTGCCGTGAGATCGCGAACAATTTTCCTTTGGTAACCAACGCGATGGTTTCTTGACGCTCTGAGAACGTCCCGTGTGAATATTCCTGATCCCCGGTGATATCGTCGAGGTCGCCGAAGGTCGACAACACCGGCCGATTGGACGTCTTAAAGTCGGCTAAGCTTCCGGTCTTGCACCACATCTGCCACGTTTCCGGCGCTTCGATGTATCCGGTCTGTAACTGTTTCCCCATGTTGTCGGCGAGTAGCAAGGTAAAGTCGGACGGTGAGTGCTGCCCGGCGCGCTTCATCAGATCGTCGGCGACACGCGACCGGCTCCACGTGTTCGCGTGGGCATCGCCGCACACTTCCACTAACCACCGCCGGCCAAGCTCGATCACCGGCATGCCGATGTAGGGATTCTGCGAACGTGCCGATCGCGCCGCTTTGTATCGCGAAGTCAAGTCGTCGAACGTGTCTTGCTGGTCGAAGTCGAGAACCTTGCGCATGCTGTGACCGTTAACACGCTGTTCGAGATCGGGCACCTGGCGAAACTTCAGTGCGGCCCATTCGCCCATGGCTCGCTCGAATTTGTCGGCAGCGTCGTCGCCGGCACTGTACGCGGTGGCGCCGGCGTTGTTCGGCGTGTTGCTCGACCGCGTCGCCAGCTCCGATAGTAAGAGGTCACGAGCGGCCACCGGCGTGCAGGTCGCATCCTCAAGGCACCGAATCAAAAGTTCGCCGTGTGTCGGGTGCGCCTTGAACGCTTGCGCGATCTGACCTTCCCGGGAAAGCTGCGCCGCGGCGTTGCCGCCGTCGACCTGGGCAGTGCCGGCGCCGGCCTCTCGCGTTGCAATCCGGGCCCGGGGATCTTCGGGAACGCTAACGACGCTCGCTTCGAATAGTTCCCACTTCGTTGCGTGGCGCGTGTTGGCGCGCTCGTCGTCCCATTGGGTTACGCGATAACCGATAGAAACATCGGACAAGGTACCCTCGCGGACAAGCTCGAACACCCGCTCGCCTTCGGTACTTGCGGAAAAATGTAGCGTCCCGACTAGCGTTCGCCCGTCAAGGTGCACATCTTTGACACGTCCGATCGGTTGATCTTGCCGGTGTTGGTTCAGTAGCGGCAAGCCGTTACGCGCGGCCCGTTCCAGGTTGATCGCGTCGGCCGTGTGGTCGAGAATCTCGGCGCCGAAGAACCGCTCGGCCGGGTGCTCCGTGCTAAGAACGGCCGGCACGGTGCGTGCTTCGACATTGAGCGCCCGCGCGTCGAGCGTGGCCGCGCGGAACGCGAGATCCGTTTCAGCGTCTCGCGTTTGCATAGCTTCGCCGGACGATATGCCCAGCGCGACCGCCAACGATAGCGCGGTGCGTTTCGGCGCACGGTTCAGATACTTGGATTTGGGTCGCATGGCTAGTCCTCGGGTGATTGTGGTGGTAGTGCCGGCGCCGCCGGCGCCCGTGGTGTGAATGTGTCGCGTGCGATCTCGGCGTCGACATCGACGGCCGTGCGGCCCGAGCGTTCCCGAATCACTTGCTGGCGTGATTTGAAACCGTTCTCGACTTGGTCTATGTCGGCCTTGGTTTCCTTGGCTGGATCAATCCACGGCATCGTGACGCCGTCGAAGGTGCTCCGGGTCAGCTCGCGCATGGTGAGCCCGCGCGCGTCTATCCGACCCATTAGCACGCCCATGCCGACCACGTCCCGGTAGACCGGCGACAGAAAGGCATCTGTCCAATACGAGCGCAACCGGTCAAATTGCGGTTTGGCTTCGACCATTTCTTGGCGTTGGCTCGAATAGTTGCCGTCGTAATCGCGCGAGATAGTCGAGTAGCTGGTACCGGTACCGCCGGCCGCGGCGCGTTGCATTGCTGCGCGGAATGGCGTCACCGCCGAGCTTGGCCGGTTGGTGTCGATAACTTTGACATCCTCACCGGGCCCGGCAAAATCCATGATCATGCCCGGCTCAAGTTCCATCGAGCGCGCACCGCTTGGCGTCGCCGCCGGGTTGATGCCGAATTGCGTTGGCCGGGTAAGCACCACCGAGAACGAACTTGCGATCCGCGCCGCTAGCCGCTCGGATTCTTCGTAGTCCTTCAGATCGAGCAACCGCGTTTGCACACCGTGTAGCACCGTAATGCCTCGCACCTGGTTGAGCCGGCGCGCGAACTTCAAATGCCACACGTCGGCCGCGGGTATCCGTAACAGATCGGCGGTGTTGCTGGCGTGAAGCGAGCGAAGGCCGGCGCCGCTCGGGTGTGATGCGTGCATGACGTATTCGATCGGGCGCGAAAACCGGTTGACCACAATTCCCGCCACCGTGCCGGGCGCTTCGTTCAGCCAAGCCGGCACGAACTCGGCCTCGTAACTGGCGAGCGTGTAGGGGATATCGGTTAGGTGTTGAACATCCGGCGTGGGCCCTTTGAGCGGTCGCACGAACACTTCGCCATCGCGCAGCCAGCTCCGGCCAATCTGCCGTTTCTGTTCGTTCCATGGTGTGTGATCGGCGGCTAGCGTGCCGCTCGTCGTCATTTCTTCCCAAAGCGCTGCGATCTGTTTATTGCGCGCCTCGTCGGGCTCACCATTTCTGGTAATGACGTTTGGTGTGGGTTCGAGCGGCGCGAATTGATTAACCATCGAATCGAAGATCGAGATAGCAAAATCGTTATTCTCGTCTTGATATCTCGCGAAGTCGCGGTGCTTGGTGCCCACCTGCCCCATGACGTCATCGGCTGAGTACCCGCGCCCCTTTAGCGCCGGATAGCGACCGCCGCGCTTGGTGTCTGAAATGTCGAACAAGCGTTGCGCGTGCACGAGCTGTTGCCGCGCCGCTTCGCGCTTGAGCGCCCACCCTGGGAACAGATCAGCAAGTATTGTCATTTGAACGTGGCCACCCTGAACCCGTGATTAACCGCGGACGCCGGCGCGGACGCGGCAAAGGTCAGCTCGTCAACCATGCGCGACCAGTACGTGATCGCTTGGCGGATATTGGAAAGCTCTACGCGCGTAAGGGTCCGGCCACCGACTTCGATACTCTGCCCGGTGGACACTGCCTCTTCGGCTTCAATCCATAGATCGCGCTTTGCGGTTGCTTCTGCGACGGTTATTTGTGCCATGCGCGAAGGTTATAACCGCGCGCCGGCGACGTGACCAGACCCAAACGCCGGCGCCCCATACCACATCGGACGGGCCCGCGTCCGGTAAGTTGCCGGAGGCCTCAACTTACCGGACGCTTGCCGGATGCTTGCCGGACGGCTTTTGCAGGTTGCGCAACGCAATTCAAAAGCTCGAGCTGTGATCTTGCGTAAAGCGCCTAACTGAACCTTTAGAGCCGACGAGCTCGGCGAGCAACTTTGCGAAGCGAGTCAAGCGTGCTCCCTTCCTTGCTTGCTAACTGAAGCGCTCGAACCTTCCGCCGGCCGGCCGATCCCCGTGCCGCTGCCGCTCGGCGTCGCGTTGTATCTGGTCGTTGCGGGCGCGCTGTACTTCCTCCGGCGGTGGTAGGGCTTCGAGTGTGAGCGTGCGTGCGGCTACTAACGCCATCACCTCGCAATCGCCGAAGTGGTTCGCACGTTTGTGGTTCACCCACGCGCGCTTGCCGCCCGGTGTGGTGATCACCTCTTCGGCGACTATCTGTCGGCAATAGTCTTCGTCAATGTCGGCATGTGTGTGCCAGCTTCCCGGCTCAAGTTGCGGCCACCGCACCCGGATGTGCAATGCCGTTTTAAAATGGTCCGTATCAAATGTGATTAATTGCACACCCTCGGTTTTGAGCGGCGTGATATTGAGCGGCGCGCGCATGGTGGCGTAGCCCTTCGACGGCATCGCCACGGGCGAATAGCGTCGACAGAATTGATAGATGATGTTTTCGGGCCGGCGGTACTCCGAGCCGGGCTTGTAGCCACTGTCGATAATGGCCCGCGCGATCATCTGGTTGCCGTATTGCTTGCCGAGCATGTGACCGAGTGTGATCCAAGCGTCATCGTAATCGGTGGCGCCGAATATGGTGCCATGGTCAATTAGCCAGCTTTCGAGCTGATACCCGAATCCGCGAACCACCCAATAGAGCCGGTCGCGCTGCACATCAATGCCCATCGTTATTGCTTGCACGCCTGGGGGCACCTGCCCGCGCTTGTACTCGGTGCGCGTGGCTTCGACTTCCTGCCAGCTCGGCCGCTCACCGCTCGCCCGGTACAGCTCGCCAAAGTCGACATTAAGCGCCGATTGCTTCCGGGTCGTGCTTCCTGAGCGGTTGGCCGCTTCGAGGTTGCGCGCTAGCCGGCCAATGCGCCCGCCTGGGAATAGGGAGCAAAGCCCGTTAACCAAGAACGACGCGGTCGTGTTTTCCGGTGGTTCGAGTTGCGGCCCGCCGGGCTTGCTCGGCTCTTCGTCGTTGGCGATGGTGTGGTACACGTAGTCCGTAGTGAGATCGCGCTTCTGGTCTTCGTGGATCTCGGTGCCGCAATGGGGGCACCCGATCACCGCGGTGCGTTCTATCGTCGCCAGGCTGGCTTCGTCGTCGTAGATCAACAGCTCCGAGCGCGGGCCGAACCACCCGTCGCACTCGGGACACAACCACGAATACACACCCATCGTGCCTTCGAGCCATAGATCCCAAATGGGCGACATGTGTTCGATCGTCGGCGTCGATGTTACGAACAACTTCGATCCGTAGTAGTTTTTGAGCCGGCCGCGCACCAACGTCACCGGGTCGCCTTCGCCGCCGATATCATTCGACATGCGATCGCGCTCGTCGATAAGCGCCGTGTGCGCCGGGTGCGACGCTAACTCGGTCGCCGAGCTTGCCCACGCGAAGCCGAGCCGGGCACCGCCGATCCACTTCTCGGTGACCTTGTCATGTATGCCGGCTAGCAATCGTTCTTTAAGCGCCGGCGTCGTTCGGATCATCTTCGACACGCGGTCGAGCGACATCGATCGCACGTTCTTTTCGGTGGGTCCTACATAGAGCATCGGGCGCGGTCGGTCGCAGAATTGCTGCCCAATTATGTTGAACATCAATTCGGACTTGCCTTGCTGCGACCCACACACAAGCACACACGTGTCGTATTGCCGGTTGTGCATGGCACGTGCGGGTGCAACCAGATAGGGCGCTTGCTCGTTTCTCCAGCGCCCGGGAACGGGCGCTTCAGGTGGCATTATCCGTTCGGCCGCTGCCCATGACAGCGCGCCATCAGGCCTCGGTGGCGGTGGCCTCCATCGCTTCGATCCCGTCGTCCGCAGAAAGCTTGAAAGCTGCGACGCTGTTCGCGATCGCCGTTCCGATTTCAGTTCCGACCGTTTCGAGTTCATCTTCAATGATGTGCACTGACTTGCCAACGAATTGCGACGCCTTCGCGGGTAGCGCGCTATGCGCCGACGTCACGATCACAATCATGGCATCAAACGCGGCGTGCACCACATCGGCATCGTAGATCGACCGTTCCATGCGTTCTATCTCGATCGATAGCTTCCGGTGCTGGGCTTCAATCAAGGATTGCCGGGCCGCATTAATTCTCGAACCGTCGTCGTCATCGGCATCGGTGTCGCTCACGTGGGTTAATAGCCACTGCATGCACACGCGCAAATCCCATTCGCCGCGGCCCACCTTCGGCATGCCGGCCACGTGCCACCGGCTTAGTTGCTTGTGGACGACGCCGAACAGCTCACAGAGCTGCGCGGACGTCACCTGCCAATCGTTGGGCTCAAGCATCGACGCCCGTCGTTACCGGGAATTGTGCCCAACTTAGCTGAAAATGCGGGCCGTCGCGGCTTGCCCAATCACCGCCCCACTCGATATCGACGCCGACTACCTGCCCGGCGTACTTCATCCTCTCGGCGAGAACCTCGTAGTGCACGAACTCCCACGTTAATTCGCCACCGAATAGCACGTGCAGGTCGACCGCATGCCCGGATAGGTGCCGGCTTCCAGAGAGCACCTCGGTTTCGCCCGCGTCAAATAGCCGCTGCTGCTCGGCGAACGAACGCACGCCCGAGTGCGCACCGAAGTCGAACGGTGTTAGCCCGAGCGCCACTTGACACGTTGCGACCAGCGCCGGGTGCACGCCGGTGAACACGCGCCACGAACGCGCACCGAAGTTGTAATAAACAAGGCTAGGCGCGACCGTCCCGGGCCCGCGGTCGTCGTCATCCGGTCCCACGACAACCTGGACGCCGGGCCCCTCAACCGAGAAGTCGTCAACGAAAGCGTCGATCGACACGTGGTACTCGCCACTGTATCCGGACAGAAGCGTCCAGGTTTCAACGTGCTTAAGTTCGACACCATTGAGCCAAAGCGAATGTGTGTTTTCTTTATCCATCAGATCACCCCCTGAATAATTGCCGCGGCTAGACTCGCGACCGAGTAGAGCGCGGCGCCGGACAAGACCAAAGCGCACCCAACGACGGCCCCCAACGCGACCGCGTTAACACACTGAAACCTATGAAAAAACTTCGGACTTCGGCCGCGCGATTTTGTCCGGAATTCTTGCGAATTCGTGCCGGCGTGAAA